GTGGAGGGGATTACCAAGCGGTAGGCCGAGATAGCCGTGGAGAAACCGAAGGTACGAAAATGTCCGTCAATTTGTGAACTCATTTTTTATTGTCCTTTGTTAGATTTTGCTAATGCCACGGCTGAGAGCTTCGGCATATTCAGTGGGGTTGGATAGCATCACGGCCTTCATAGCCGAGAGCTTTGAGGTTCCATAGCTGGCGTGAGCCGCTACAAGAGCTTCAAAAGTTTTAGGTTCAACCTTGGCTTCAACCTTTTCCTCGACAGCGGGGCTGGCGGGGATGGGCTTAATGCCAAATTCAATGAGGGCTTTTTTAACAAGCTCGCTCATGTTGGTGTCTTCCTTGGTCTCAACGGCAGGGGTTTCACCCTCGGCCTTTGCGCCTTCGACAACGACATCCTTGTTTTCAGTTTTCGGGGTTACGATGGCTTCAAGAGCTTCCATGCGCTTCATCAAGCCTTCCATCTGAGTTTTATAATCTTCCATTGTAGATTTTCCTTTATTGTCAAGTTTTGGGTCGGACTCAACAACTGCTTGTTTAATATCAGCGGGGACGCTCTGGCCTCCCGCATTGTAGCCCAAATTTTCTTTAGCCTCGGCCTTAACGCAAGAGCCGGGGGAATAAGCCTCGACTCCCTTGGCTGGCTTGTAGCCTTCCCAGCACCTTAATTTTGTGCCAACCGCAAAGACAAGCATTTCGCTTTCTGTGGTTGCAAAATCCTTAAATCTCTCGTTGGATGCAGGGGAACTAACTAAATCAGCCGATGCGATGCTCTGGGGGCGAATGTAGTCCTTGCCTCCGATGGTTTCAGATTCGTTCATAAAGGCCAAGGAAACCCCGAACTGATCGGGAGCTTCGTCTGCCATTTCCTTGATAAGTCCGTAGTGAGGCGAGCTTTTGAGTAGGTGAAGATCGGCCTTGAGTTTGTCCCCTTCGATGCGGGGGTTGCGAGCAAATCCTACCACCGCATCCAGCCCGGAGCCGTGGTTCATCTTAACCTTCACTCCATTGGGAGCTTTCTTCATCAATTCAAAAGCCTGTTCGATGCTGGTCTTGTCGATCCAGAGATCATGCCCCTTGGCTTCGCCTTGGCTCAAGATATAGACGGCGGGGATAAGGCTCGCATCCTCTAGGTACTTGTTGCGCCTCTGCTTCTTTTTCCAGTCTCGGTAGGTCTGATAGGCAACCGCCGCCCTCTGCTTCACATCCTTAAAATCCTTGATGGCTGTTTCGTTGCCCATAAAGCGACCAACGAAATCCTTGATCTTGTCTTTTTTCTCTGGACTGGGTAGGGGCATATTAGGCTAGGGTTAAGAGATACTTGAGACGATTAACTGCGCCAAGAATGTCATCTCTAATATTCAAAAGATCGGTGTCCCCTTCGGCCAAGTAGCCGGGAAGTTCGTCCGACAAGAAAGCGATAAACTCATCGTTGTATTCACCAAAGGAATCTGGCGAAAAATTGTCTAGTTCAATGCCAAACACAGAGGCCGAAACAATGCGCCCATACTTGCCAAAGAATGTCTCTAGGAAGTTGTCGATCTTTTCATCGAGCATCTCATACGCTTTTCCAAAGCTCTTGTGTTGGCTATAACTTTTTGTCTGCCAATGAAATATGCGTAGCTGATTCTGATAGGTCAGCAGATTGGTAAGAATTGTCTCGCCGTTGGCGTTTTCCATAAGGTTATACTTTCTTGTCAATCTTGTTATCAGTTATCGGGCCACCCACGATCCAAGCATCGCAAGTCCGTTTGGCGGCGCACTTGAAATCAAAAATCTCGCAATACCCAAGATTCCCGCCCATTTCCACCTCGCCAGCATCCTCTCCGATTCCCTTGCTTATGCAACCAAGGAGCTTCTTGGTTTGATTAAAGGCGGCACAATTACCACAAAGCATCTTCTTGGCCGTAGCTACATCGCCTTGAAATTCATTGGCCTTGGCTTTCCAATAATCATCATTTGGTTCGTTGGGATTGGCGGGGCCATAGTTTGCATCGTCCACGGCATTCTGCCTGTTTTCTAAATTGGTCTTGATGTCTTGCGTTGCGATGGAGCAAGCGGCTGGCTCTTCAAGCTGTTCGTCTCGGCTGTTCATTTGCTTAACCAGCTTCTTTGCCCAAGCATAACCAGCATCACCGCCCCAGAGTTGCCATGCTTGCCAGCCTTTCCCTTTTTCGCTCCAAGTCGAGCCTTCCTTGTCCACTTCGTGACGATCAAAGAAAGCCTTCATGCGTCTAGCCGTGTCGGGTGAAATTGCCTTGCCCCCGGACAAATCCCTAGCCCTTGCAATACCAACTGGCGTTCCTCCGCGCTGACTAGCTGGCTTGGTTGCCCTTACCTCTAGCCCCCTCTTGGCCGCTTCCTTTACGCCTTGTGGCGGGGTAAAATCAATGTCCGAATACTTGCCAAGCTCGCAAGCATTAAGCATTCCTTTAACTAGTAGATTCATACTACAATCATCCAAATTTGCTAGTTTTTTTATTTCAAAATCTTCCTTTGTTTGATTGTCTGGTTCTTCTTTAATTCCGGCAAGTTTATTTAATTCGTCCAATATTTGTTTTTTCTCTTGAACCAGATCATCAATTTCATCTGCCTTTTCTTGCAAGTTGTCATTTTTCTCTATTTCTGAAAATTCATATTTTGGATATTTGTCTTTTACTCTTTGTGGGACTCCGTCTGGATACAATTTTTTAATTTTATCTACAAATCTGTCGCCTATTGCTTTTAGTTTTGAGTCTGATTCTTTTGCAATTTCTTTTAAGCGATTTTCGTATCTTGCTTTTGATTGAGCTACTCTTTGTTTTGTTTGCTCATCTTGTTTTTCCATGATTGCCTTGGTTCTTGCAATCTTTTCATCAAGCAGTCTCATGTTTTCTTTATGAGAATCTACTTCTTTTTGTATTTTTAATATTTTTTCTTTGTATCTTTTAACTTTTCTATCTGCTTTTCTTATTTCATTTTTTACTTCTTCGTCTGTGCCTTCAATTCGGTCTCTATATCTTTCTTTTGGTTCTTGTGGTGCCAATGATTTTCCAATCGTTGTTTCAGATGTTCCTTTTCCACCCGCACAAGTGTTCCCCGGTTGAAATCCTCCCGCACCAGTTCCACAATCAAGTTCTTCTAAAATGCTTGGAACTTTAGGGGTTAACTTTCCCTCTTTTGTGCTACCAGTAGGAAGATTTTCAACTGAGCCTTTTTCGGTTGGTTCACGCTCCTCGCCTACGTCAATATCCCCATCACCGCCAGATTCGTATTTTCCTGTTTCTGTGTCTTGTTCTCCGATTGGTGGAATATCATTTGAACCAAGTTTTTCTGGTTTGGTTTGTTCTGCTGGTGCTTGTGCCGCCTCTGCAACAGAAACTTTACCTGTGGGAGCAAGCGTTCCAACATTAATTCCACCCACAATGCTCTGAATAACTTGATCTGGTATATTTGGGAACGCTCCACGAATGATTGCATTCGCTCCCTCTTGTGTGATTGCACCAGCGGCAACCGCATTGATGATTTGAATAAGCGAAGAAATCTGTGCTCCGTTGAGGGAGTAGTCGATAAGAGCCTCTTGACCAGTAGGAGTAGGCGATCCATCCGTTTTTGCGCCTTGTTCTGTGGTAGCTGGAGAGCCGTCTGGGTTAAGTTGCGACCTGCTCTGCGCTTGGGCAAACAACGCACTTTCCGTAATATCGGAAATTGAGGTTGCGGGAATGTTGTATTGATTGGCAAGATCGGAAATCTTCTTGGCCTCTTGTGCTTTTAAGATGATAGAGCTTTCAAAATCTTGCCCACGCTCGGCCATGATATCTGAGCCTGTCCGTAGCCCGGACTTAAACTCTGCAATAGCCGATTCCGACTCACGACCTAAATCAATAGAAACATTAGCTCCAAAGTTAAAAACTCCCTTGGTTGTTTTAGTTCCAAGATTGTTCTTAATCAATCCCCTTGAAACCGCATCGGCGATGACGATATTTTTAACAGGACGAAGCACCTTATCTTCAAGCAATTTCTGATGACGCTTGAAGGTGCGGGATGCTTGTTGCATTTCAAGGCGAGCAGTTGGCCCCGACATGGCAGAAGGATCAACCGCAAAAGAATAAGGAATGCCCACGCCCATGCAGATATTTCTGAGCAGAATCTTGTGGAACTCTTGAAATCCGTTGCCGGGGCGATTGGGCGAATCGGGGAACTGCATTTCTTCCCCCGGCTCTAAGTAGGTGATTCGTCCCGGCTCAATGCTTTCAATCTTAATGGTTTGGTTGTTGCTGTCTAAATCATTGGTCAGATTAGCAAGATCGGTGGCATTATTGTTGTTACGCTTAATGATTCCACCCTGCGAGCTTGCAATCTTAGCGGCCATTTTCTCCATCTGCACGATCTCATATATGTCCGTGGCATCGTTAATCGCCGTGCAAAAAGCCGTTACACCTCGATATTGGTCAATACGAAGTGGATCATATAGGTGGAAAACTTGGTTTGCGGCAATAGTGGCTTGAAAGATATAGGCATTTCCAAACGTCCTTAAATACACATCATAGCCGTCTGGTGCGCCTGTCTCTTGGTTAATGTGAATCCCGCCAATTAGATTTAAGCTGGTATAGGTGCGAAACGGATCGCCGATTCGGTCTGCCTCTACGCCTTGCAAGCGCAAATTTCCGTCTTGGTCACGC